CCGTTCTGTCTATTCGACGAAACTGGGAAGAGTCAGACCGCCGAAAACTCAAGCGACAGCACTTCGTTCAGTACACTTACATCCCTGGCTTTGGTGCTTATGGCCTTGGTTTCATTCATATTATTGGTGGCTATGCTCGTGCTGGGACCGCGATTATTCGCCAACTGGTAGACGCTGGAACGCTGTCTAACCTTCCCGGAGGTCTGAAGACCCGGGGTCTGCGAGTCAAAGGTGACGACACCCCGATTGCTCCGGGTGAGTTCCGAGATGTAGACATCCCCTCTGGCGCGCTGCGTGACAACATCATGCCGCTGCCGTACAAGGAGCCGAGCCAAGTTCTGTCGGCGCTCCTTGAAAAGATCACCGACGAAGGCCGTCGCCTTGCTGCAATTGCTGATCTCAAGTTCAGCGACATGTCTGCCCAGGCTCCAGTGGGTACTACCCTGGCTCTGCTTGAGCGTCAACTCAAGACGATGTCTGCTGTTCAGGCTCGCGTGCATGCAAGCCTGAAGATGGAGTTCAAACTCCTCAAGCAGATCATTCGGGACTACATGCCGCCGGATTACTCCTACGTTCCCGTGGGAGGAAACCGCGCCGCAAAACAAGAGGACTACGATCTTGTTGAGGTGATCCCGGTCTCTGATCCCAACGCCTCTACGATGGCGCAGCGGATCATGCAGTACCAAGCCGCTCTCCAGTTGGCTCAGGGTGCCCCGCAAATCTATGACCTGCCCAACCTGCACCGGCAGATGTTGGAAGTTCTTGGTATCAAGAATGCCGAAAAGTTGGTTCCGATTGAGGAAGACCAGAAGCCACGCGATCCCGTGTCGGAGAACATGTCGTTTTTGACTGGTAAGCCGACCAAGGCATTCATCTACCAAGATCATCAGGCGCACATTGCTACCCACATGGCGCTGATGCAAGACCCAATGGTGGCTCAGATGATTGGACAGTCTCCGATGGCCCAACAGATGGGTGCAGCCATCATGGCTCATATCGCAGAGCACATGGCCTTTGCGTACCGTCAACAGGTTGAAGAACAGTTGGGCGTGCCGCTTACTCCGCCCGATGCTGAACTGGATGAGCAGACAGAGGTGCAAATCTCCCGTCTGGTTGCTCAGGCTGCACAGCAACTGCTTCAGTCCAACATGGGCAAGGCGCAACAAGCCCAGGCTCAAGAGATGGCGCAGAACCCGATGCTGCAAATGCAGCAGGCAGAACTGCAACTGCGCGCTCAAGAACTGCAACGCAAAGAGCAGGACAGCCAGCGCGACTTTGCTATTGCCCAGGAAAAGATTCGTCTTGAGCGGGAGCGTATTGCAATTGAAACCCAGAAGGAGCAAGCCCGCCTTGCTGCTCAATCACAGCAGAACGACAAGAAACTTCGCGCCGAAATGATCAAGACGGTGATGAAGCCCCGTGGTCAGAAGCCTATGCCTAAGCAATGAGGATAGACAAGAGTTGGCTTGAGTGGATTGCACACAACGCTGCGGCGGGTGTGCAGTCCAAAGACCTGATAAGGGTCATGCTTGAGCATGGCGTCGATAAAGACGATGCCCGGATTCTGATTGAGTGGGTCACTACAAACCCGCTAATGGGCGCGGTGCAAAGGATGCACAAGAAGCACGAGAAGTTGGCTTCGATGATGCGTAACGTGGGCGCGGTGCAGCAGCAGGCGTTTGACATCCAGAAGATTGACACGCCGGATGAAGAAACCTTCTACCGGGAGTATTGGCGCAAGAACCAGCCCGTCATCTTGAAGGGCATGGTAGATGATTGGCAGGCAATGACCAAGTGGACGATGCCTTTCCTGTCGGAAAACTTTGGAGATCAAGTCATTGAGATTCAAGAGAACCGAGAGAAAGACCCGGACTACGAAATCAACAGCATCAACCACAAGAAGAAGGTGACAGTCCGAGAGTTTATCGACCGAATTGGAAAAGGACCGTCAAACGACTTCTACATGACGGCTAACAACCACATCTTTGAGACAGAAGAGATGGGGGTCTTGCTCAATGATGTTGGCAGCGTTCCCTCTTACATCACGCCACCCAAGGAGCGGGACGGCAATTGGTTCTTGTGGGTTGGACCGGCAGGCACGATCACGCCCCTGCACCACGACGAGAACATCATCTTCCATACCCAGATCAAGGGCAGGAAGAGATGGAAGTTGATCTCTCCAATGGACACGCCCAACCTGTACAACCACAAGGCCGTGTTCTCGGAGGTTGACCTATTCAATATCAACTACGACCGGTTCCCGCTCATGCGGGGCGTTCAGGCGGCAGATTTGGTAGTGGAGCCCGGGGAAACGCTATTCCTTCCCCTGGGTTGGTGGCACGGAGTCGAGGCGCTTGAACCTTCAATCTCCGTGTCTTCTGTGGCTTTTAAATATCCAAACCATTGGAAGTTTAGTAATTTGTAAGGAGCAATCATGGCAACCACTGCGTTTTCCGTGGTATTGACAAACATTGAGGAGCACCGGGAGTCCATCGCCCGAGCCCTCGTAGATGGTGCGGCTCGGGACTATGCCGAGTACCGCAGTATGTGTGGTGAGGTCCGGGGTCTCTCAACCGCACACATGTTTATCACCGACCTCGTGCGAAAGATGGAGCAAAACGAAGATGAGTGAAATTCTCCTTAGTACCGGCGAAGACGCCGTGCCGACCACCTTGCCAGAAACGGCAGAGGAAAAGGCCAAGCAACTTCCCGATCCTTCCACCTACCACCTGCTCTGTGCGCTACCAGAGATTGAGAAGGAGTATGAGAGCGGGATCGTTAAGTCAGGGCAGACCATGCACTTCGAAGAAGTCATGTCCCCTGTACTGTTTGTGATGAAGATGGGGCCGGACGCCTACGGCGATAAGAGCCGCTTCCCCAGTGGACCCTCGTGTAAACCGGGCGACTTTATTCTGGTGCGCCCCAATACGGGCACCCGCGTGAAGATTCACGGGCGTGAGTTCCGAATCATCAATGACGACAGCGTGGAAGCCGTGGTTCAAGACCCGCGTGGCATCTCTCGCGCATAAGGAGGATCACATGCCGCTTGATCAAGAAGCATTTAAGTTCCCAGATGAGCAGTCTGAGGAAAAGAAACAAGACGAGATTCAGTTTGAAGTCGAGGGCGAAGGCGAGCCCGAGATTGAGGTGGTTGACGATACCCCTCCAGAGGATCGTGACCGCGCCCCCATGAAGGAGCCTCCCGCAGAGGTAACGGATGACGAACTGGCCCAGTATTCAGACGGGGTCAAGAAGCGCATTCAGCACTTTTCTAAGGGTTATCACGAAGAGCGTCGGGCCAAAGAGGCTGCTTTCCGTGAGCGGGAAGAGGCTGTACGCCTTGCCCAGCAACTCATGGAGGAGAACAAGAAACTCCAAAGTTCCCAGGGCCAGACCCAGCAGGTATTGCTTGAGCAGGCCAAAAAGGTTGTTGAGAGCGAACTTGCCGAGGCCAAACGGAAGTTCAAAGAAGCCTTTGATTCAGGGGATTCGGAAGGAATTGTTGAAGCCCAGGAGGCTTTGACTGCTGCAAAGATACGAGCAGACCGGGTCAATAATTTCAAACCGGCCCCTGTTCAAGCCGAAAAACCTGTGGTACAACCCGCACCACAACCTGTTCAACAAGAGCCGATTGTCCTGGACCCAAAGTCCGCTGCGTGGAGAGAATCCAATCCGTGGTTTGGGGCGAATGATGAGATGACGGCTGTTGCTCTGACATTGCATCGAAAACTTGTGGAAAGTGGGGTCAAACTAGCAAGCGATGAGTATTACGACCGCATCGATCAACGTATGCGGCAAGTCTTCCCGGATGCGTTCATCTCTGAGAAGCCTGTAAAAAAATCACCTGTAGTTGCCCCTGCGAACCGAAGCACAGCGCCCAAAAAAATCGTGCTGACCAAGTCCCAAGTGAACATCGCCAAGCGGCTCGGACTGACGAATGAGCAGTACGCCCGTGCGGTTGCGGAAGAAATGAGGAAACAAAATGGCTGAACGTACCCCCCGTGAATTGGAAACCCGAGCAAAGATGGAGCGCCCC